GCGTTGGACAGGGATGAAGGGGCCTTCCTTGCCATTGACAAGCAGTATGGCGATTTAGCCTTGCTATCTGTTGAAGATATGAGTACGCTTGATGCGTCTAAACGCATTGATGAGTTGCGTGAAATTATAGCCAAGAGTGAGCCGCCTGTTCGCTGCTATGAAGAACAGGTTGAAAATAACGGGAACAGGAAACTTCCGTCTGAATGCAGGTGGTGTCACCATAAGTATAATTGTTGGTCTGACTCCAATGATGGTACAGGAATAAGAACCTTCAAGTATTCGAATGGATACAGATACCTTACTCACGTTGAAAAGGAACCTCAAGTTGAAGAATTACTATGACCAGATATGTTAAGACCCATCAGCCCTGTGCCGATTGTGGAAGCAGCGATGCCGTAGCATATTATCAAGACGGCAATTCATACTGCTTTTCATGTGGGATTAAACACAGTAGTGCTGGTAATAGGACGCTACTAGACGTATCTATAAAGAAAGAGGTGAGCATGGAACTTGATATAGGTACATTAGAAGCCATGACCGATAGAGGTATTTCAAAAAGTACATGTAAGTTCTTTAACGTCACCAAAGGATCGCGGGAGTGGTATTTCCCGTATTACGATAGTGATCATGTGCGCGTAGCATACAAAAAGAGAGGAGTTGAAAGTAAGACCTTTTCCACTAAAGGAAAGTTTCCATCAGCTACGCTGTTTGGTCAATCACTTTTCAATAGTGGAAAGTTCATCACCATCACAGAGGGGGAAGTAGATGCCCTTTCAACCTTCCAGATGCTAGGAAGTAAGTGGCCGGTGATTTCTATAAAGTCAGGAGTAAAAAGCGCCGTAAAGGATGTCTCTGATAACTATGAGTATTTAAATAAGTTTGATACTATCAAGATATGCTTTGACAATGATGATGTTGGGCGCAAGGCGGCAAAGGAAGTCGCTGAACTACTTCTTCCCAAAGCAGAGATAGTCCACCTAAACAGAAAAGATGCTAATGAGTATCTTACCAGTAATGATGAAAAGGAGTTTCAGCGTCTTTGGTGGCATTCAGAGAAGTATACACCAGAGGGCATTATCTCCGGTGCTTCTCTGTGGGAGGATGTTAAGGCGGGGCCAACAGAAAGTGAGGTATCCTATCCGTACAAAGGTTTGAACAATCTAACATACGGAATACGTTGTGGTGAGCTTATCACTATTGCTGCTGGTTCCGGTCTTGGCAAGTCATCGTTTATGCGTGAAATAGCGTTCCACATTCTCAACAAAACAGAGAAGAACATTGGGCTTCTGTTTCTTGAGGAAAGCGTAACTAGAACAGCACAGGCGCTGATAGGTTTGGAAATGAATAAGCCTATACATCTGCCTAACTTTGAATATACTGAGGAGGAGCTAAAGAGTGCGTTTCAAAATACGCTCGAAAAGGACCGGGTGTTCTTCTTTGATCATTTTGGAAGTAACTCTATTGATAACATAATCTCTCGTGTGCGATACATGGTTCGTATACTGAAGTGTAAGTACATTTTTTTAGATCACGTCAGTATCCTTGTATCAGATCAGTCTAACATGGATGAGCGTAAAGCACTTGATGAGATTATGACTAAGTTGAGGACACTGGTACAGGAGCTAGATATATGTATGTTTGTAGCCTCGCATCTGAAGCGCGTTGATTACGGCCACGAGGAGGGCGGCAGAACCAAGCTCCATCAGCTTCGCGGATCAGGCTCCATAGGACAGCTATCAGATATAGTCTTAGGGCTTGAGCGAGACGGTCAGGCAGCGGATTTACGGGAAAGGCATACGACCACAGTCAGAGTGATTAAGAACCGCTTCAGCGGCCTCACAGGCCCAGCAAATAATTTGTTGTATGGGCTTGACACAGGTAGGCTAACTGAGATACCCCTTAACCATGACGATGAACTGGACGCAGAGGCTTTTTGATATGTTAATATACCAGAAACGAGTGTTTCCAGAAGACTTGCAGATGAACCCGTCTGTGTATTATCTATTTTCCGATAATGATAATAGATCAGGACATCTACAGTTTAGACAGAACAGCAACTTTATAGGGATACGTGTTAAAAAGGATGAACACGCCTTCGATAATTCATATTGGTCTGATGCCACATATGATGCAAACGTCTTGAAGATAAAACACGACTTTAAGATAGTTAATTCTCTACTGCTGGAGCTTGCTCCTGTTGTTTATAGTAATGAAACATTCGATATCAATGTATCTGAGTATTTCAAGATAAGTCCTAAAACGTGGGCGTATATTGAAAAGTACATGCAAAATATTCAACTGCTATCTGAAAAAAAGATGTGAGGTCAAAATGAAAGAGGTAGAAGTAGACAGCGATATAGTCAAGATCGCTCATGAGAAAGCTAAGAAACTTGGCGTTGTAAGGAGGTCTATAACTAAAGGAGATGGGAATTTTGTAGGATTTATAGGCGAACATCTGGCACAAAGCGTATACGGTGGAGAATTAATTAATACATTCAAATACGACTTAGTGTTGCCAGATGGTCGCCGCCTTGACATAAAGACAAAACTAACAGGATATCTTCCAAAACCTGATTATGATTGTTCCGTTACTGACTTCCAAATAGATTATGATTGTGATGGATACATCTTTGTTCGTGTGTTAAGCGACTATCAGAAGGGATGGGTACTGGGACACATTAGCAAGAAAGACTTCAAAGACAACAGCACCTATCATAAGAAGGGAGACAAAGAGGGCAACTTCATATTCAAGCATTCTTGTTATAACATTAAAATATCACAACTAGAGGAACTATGAAATACAGATCAAACCTTGAAAGGAATATAGCGAAGGCGCTTGAGGAAAGTAAGATCGTTTTTGAGTATGAAGCTCAAAGACTTTCCTACCAACCCAAAGTAAGGACGTACCTTCCTGATTTTTATATTCCTGATGATGACTTTTATATAGAGGGTAAGGGATACTTTCACGATTCTCAAGAGCGTACACGCCACCTTCTTATAAGGGAGCAGCTAGGAATTGACGTTAAGTTTGTATTCGGCAATTCTTCAAACAGGATAGGAAAAGGGTCGAAGATGACATATGCGAATTGGTGCGATAAGCACAATTTCGATTACTCAGATGAGCGCCCCTCTAAAAAGTGGTTCAGCAATAATAAAGGAAAAGGAAAGCGACATGGATAAAGAGGACGATACTAGTGTGCCGGAAAGACTTCAAGGTATATATGAATCTCTTCCAAATGATTCGATATCTATTATCATAAGTAGAAGGTCTGTAGATATAGATGAAGAACAGGAGGAGACAAAGAAATCATCCATAGAGAGAGTTGAAGTTAGTGTCATCGATAACCTGACTAAGGAAGCTCTTGAAGGGCCAGTATTCTATTTAACTCACGGCCTATTGGATATTATTGAAAACAGTTTTGATGACGTAGTAGAAATGGGGTACTGTAGAGCAATGTATCTTCTTTCTGAAAATGATTCAAATACGCTGAATGGCTCTGCTGATATCCTGAATTTCGCTGATTACAAAAAGACAAATGGAAAATAAAATGGATACTGAAATAAACAACCCTTCACATTATAACACTAATGTTGTTGAAACGATTGAGATTATACAGCACAGCATGTCCGCTGAAGAGTTTCACGGATACTTGAAGGGCAACATAATCAAGTACGTTTCAAGGCACAAGCACAAGCACCCAGCAGAACCATATAAGGACTTGTGTAAGGCGCGGTGGTATCTGGAGGCATTAATAGAAACATACGGCAATTTTACATTGGAGGGCGGGGATGCTTCTTAAAGAAATGCAGTATTCCTTTTGGTCTAAAAAAGTAGATCATTTTATCAGCATGTTTGAGTACGGAAGGGATACCCCAGAACAATTCACTAATAACATGGTATTGATGGGATTTACTGAAAAGGATATCAGACGCGCTCTTTTTGAGGAGGAAGAAGATGAATAAAAAATTTATTATTATAGCAGTAGCTGTTCCGCTTGTATTAATAAGTGGCGCAGCCAGCAGTGTTTATTTTTCCAGTGAGTGTAAATACAACCCGTTCACAGGAGCTTTTGTTGTTGATGGAAAGGAGTATGCTCACGGCACAATGAAAGATGCGTGGGCATGTGCGCTAGAGGGTGGATTACCTCAATCCGTTATCTCCAGATTAGGAAAGTATGGAGATAGGGATACACAGCTTGAGGCAGAGAAGATTATAAATAAGGACAGGGAGATTAGACAGAAGGGAGAGGGAAACAATGATGGGTAAAAGCGAAACGGTACAGGATAAGCTTAGAATTTTTCATCGTGCATTTAAGCATCCCATTGGGCTGGAGTACCCTAAACCTTCATCTGTTATTGATGGTGAAAAGAATCTACGAAAGAATCTTATTCAGGAAGAGTATAAGGAGTTGATAGATGCTATCAGTAATGATAAGAGTGATGATGTACTTAAAGAACTTTGTGATCTGGTTTATGTGTGCGTTGGGTTTGCTGTTACTTACGGTTGGGACTTTGATTCTGCATTCAACCGTGTACATACTTCAAACATGTCTAAGCTTGATGCAGACGGCAACCCAATATACAGAGAAGATGGCAAAGTCATTAAGTCTGATTGCTATCAACCACCGAATTTGAAAAGATTAGTATGAAGGAGAAGAAGATGGAACTGCCGAATAATCTTATAAATGAAATCTTGAACTATCTTGCGAAGCAGCCGTATAAAGAAGTTGCACATATCATCAATGGTATTTTACAGGCACAGACACAGGCACAAAACACACAAGAGGAGTTACCGTTAGATGAAGACTGATTATCAAGCGTTCATTCATCAATCTCGTTATAGTCGTTGGCTTGAGGAGGAAGGTCGCAGAGAGACATGGGAGGAGACGGTAACACGGCTGCTTGATTTTTATAAGTATTTCTTAGAGAAGAACCATGACTTCACGATGCCTAAAGAAGTATACACTGACCTGTATACAGCGATTGTGACCATGCAGGTGATGCCGTCCATGAGGGCAATGATGACGGCAGGACATGCACTGGAACGTAACCACATTGCTGCATACAATTGTAGTTATCTTCCTGTTGATAGTCCCAGATCATTTGATGAATGTCTGTATATCCTGATGCACGGCACGGGAGTAGGCTTTTCTGTTGAACGGCAATTCATAAATCAGTTGCCGTCCATTCCAGAGAATGTTGAATATAGTGAAACGTGCATAGTGGTACAGGACAGTAAGGAGGGATGGTTCAAAGCGTTCAAGGAGCTAATCAATCTTCTGTACGCCGGACAGATACCGAAGTGGGATATGTCTAAGGTGCGGCCACAGGGAGCAAAGTTAAAGACGTTTGGTGGTAGAGCCAGCGGCCCAGAACCGCTAAATGAATTATTTCAGCTAACCAGCAGTATGTTTAAGAATGCAAGCGGCAGGAAGCTAACCAGCTTGGAGTGCCACGACCTTATGTGCAAGATTGCTGATGTTGTTGTAGTTGGCGGCGTCCGTAGGTCTGCGCTGATCAGCCTGTCGAACCTATCTGATGATCGCATGCGGCATGCCAAGAGCGGCGATTGGTGGAACACTCATCCGCACCGCTCATTCGCTAATAATTCTGTATGCTACACAGACGTTTTGGATACAGGCTCATTCCTGCGAGAGTGGAGTGCACTGTATGCAAGTAAGTCTGGAGAGCGCGGTATATTTAATCGCAAAGCTGCACAGATACAGGCCGCTAGATATGGACGCCGGGACGCTGATACGGAATACGGAACTAACCCGTGCAGCGAGATCATACTGCGCCCTAAACAGTTCTGTAATTTGAGCGAAGTTGTAGTGCGCGCTGACGATACACCCAAAACACTACAGAAGAAAATAGAACTTGCTACAATTCTGGGTACGATCCAATCATGCTTCACTGATCTTAAAGGATTAGGTCGGCAGTGGATTAAGAATACAGAGGAGGAAAGGTTGTTAGGTGTTTCTCTTACCGGCATCTTGGATAATGCGATGTTGGCTAATCAAACGAAAGACGATCTTCCCGCGATACTGAGTAGTCTTAGGGTGAGCGCAGTTAATGTCAATAGCAAGTGGGCGGGTATGCTAAACATAGAACCGTCTGCTGCCATTACGTGCGTCAAGCCGTCCGGCACAGTCAGTCAGCTTGTCGATGCTGCCTCCGGTATTCATCCCCGACATTCGGAGTATTACATCAGAACAGTACGGGCCGATAAGAAAGACCCGCTCACTGAGTTCATGACTGATGCTGGTGTTCCTGTTGAGGACGATAATAAGAAACCTGAAACGACTGCTGTATTTTCGTTTCCCGTTAAAGCGCCTACGGGGGCTATCACTCGCCACAACTTATCTGCACTTGACCATCTTCGTATATGGCAAGTCTACGCAGAGTACTGGTGCGAACACAAACCCAGTATCACGGTGAGCGTCAGAGAGGAGGAGTGGTTGGAAGTAGGAGCATTCGTATTCAAACATTTCTCCACGATGTCTGGAGTCAGCTTCCTTCCAATGTCAGAACATATCTACGAACAGGCTCCGTATCAGGATTGTACTAAAATGGAGTACGCTGCACTGTTGAAGCGGATGCCCAGCAGCATAGATTGGAAGCGTCTTGGCGAATATGAGCGCGAAGATAACACGCACGGATCGCAAACTTTGAACTGCACGGGCGATTTCTGTGAGATTGTGGATTTGGTGTGATGAAATGGG